CTCGAACGACCACCGGCGGCTTTCATTCTCCAACGCTGTATTCGAGGGATCGTCAGCTGCCGCCTCGTTATACTGTATGTTGACGCGATAGTGCGTAGAGCGATGCTTGTACGTCGATCCACCAGTGCTGATAGTCTCGACGTGTACGATGTCAGCCGCCGTGCCGCTCCAATTGAAGTGCCACCCGTAGCCGAAACTGGTGCTCAGCGGGATACTGACAGACTTCGAAATACAAAACGCAGGGTCGGGGGCCGACTGCGACAGGATGTATGCCTCAACCCGCTCTTTGTCCTCGCTCGACACAGTCGGGTCAAGTAGTAACGCGCGAAGTTTCTCGACGCACGGTGTCGTTTTCATCAAGAATGCGTTGGCCACGTTCGCGGTGGCAGACGCGCCTTTTACCCCCAACTGTACCAACCAATGCCGTTTACGGGCGTCGGTAAAAATTCCAGTGTGGGCCGAATGGAACTGGAACGTGAAGTCTTCTCCTTCCAGCTTCGTCAGCCAGTCAAGCGACGGGGGCGCGTTCGCTGTGTTGGTCGTGAATTTCCATTCGGCCAACCTCGACCCGTATTTTGCTTGGAAATAAAACCTGAGCTTCCCGGTAAAGATCGACGGCGGAATGCGCGACGCACAGTATTTCTTGTACGCCAGGGCAGTTTCGCTGTCCTCCTCGCGGTTGCCCTCGTCGTCCACGGCCGCGGCGAACGCCAATGACGCATCCAGCTCCACGCTGGGCTCACTGCCCGTGCTCGGCGGGCGTATAGCCCCCAAGAGCTTCTCCTCAGGCAGGTACGCCCGAATCGCCGTGTTGTAGTGCAGCGTGCCGTCTTGCCCAGTAAGCGCTGGGTTGTGCAACCCGATGTTTTGGAGGCCTACCGCACCAGAGTCCATGAATATCCGCGGGCACCCTCCTGCCGTGATGCGAACCCACCGATGCTCTCCGCTGATCCAAGCCTCGACTAGGACGCCCTCTTCTGGGGCTACTACCCGTTTTCCATAAGGCTGGCGCGAAGCGAGCAACTGCCGTACGAGTTGTTTCCCGTACGGCAAGTAAGCCCCCGCGCGCTGCGAATCGCCAAGCAGGATTACGTGGAGGTTTGGAATGAACCCATAATCCACGAGCGCTTACGCAGAAGTCATGCTCAGCGTGTAGGTGATCAGAAGCTGGTCGTCATCCACGACCGCCTTGGCGACACTGGCCTTGTTCGCAGCAAGTAGCGTGCCGGTCGTCGCGCTCTTGGTGGATACGCTGGTCAGGAACGCGCCGTAAACCGTCTTCGTCGCGTTGAACGTGAACGTGGCCTTGTTGGCGCTGTTCGTGGTCGACTGGCTCGACGCGGCAGCCTCGTTGTACTCCACGCGCGTCGCTTCATCGTAGGCAGTGCTCTCAGTAGCGTTGGCCGGGAACGTAGCCGCGGTGTCGCCGGCGACGGGCGTGTAATTGCCCTCGAAAACACCCATATACCACGGGGACACGGGGGTCGTGCCGTGCAGCAGCACATCCAAAGCGTGGTTCAGTCCCTGGTTAACGATGATGTTGCGGCACCGGTCAACCGACAGCGTGTCCCCGCCGCGGCGATGCTCGTAAGTGAACACGCCCCCGATGAAAATCTTCGCCCGCGGAACAAATAGCACCCCGTCGTCCGTGAGTTCGATACCGAACCGTTTGATGTCCTTCTGCAGCGATTTAGGCATGCCGTTCATGATGCTCTCCTTCTGACTTCCATCTCAACAAAATCTCGCGCCTCCGCGGCAGAGTCCGCTTTCGGCACGCCCAGTGAAACGATTTGCTTCATCCCGTCAACTTCAACAAGCGCGGACGCCCCAGTTGCACAAGGGTCCAAAACCAGTTGAGCGTCCTGCAAATTTGTGATCTTCCCGTTCTCGTCGGCGATCACCTGCCCTCGATCGCTACGCCACGTCCATTTGGCCTCGGCCGAAGCGTATGTTGGCATCGGCGCCAGGCTTCCAAAGGCTGCCCCGTAGGGCAGGCGAACGTCCAGCTCGGCCGTCGCCGGATCCGCCGCCGACATAAAGTACGTCTTGCCTGCGGCGATATACAGCCCATTCTTCGTGCCGGCCATCAAGGTGACGTCGTCCTTGAACAGCAAGAAACTACGCTGTATCGCACAACGCCCCAAGGCATACGGCTCCGTATACCATACTATTTTACCATCGGCGACAAAAATGCGCCCGCCCGCATAGGCGAGCACGTTCCCGGCCGGCGGCGGGACCATGAACTGCGTTTTCAATTCCTTTGCCGGGTCGAACGACGTGAGCGTGACAGAAGTCGTGCCGACCGCGACGGATACCGCGCGGTAGAACACCCCGGCGCCATTTGTCGGGGTCATGTATACGTTGATGGCCGCCACCTCAGACGAGGTCGGCTGCGGCAGCGTGCTGGCTTGCACCGAGCCATCAGTGACGAGCGTGATACCAACAGCCCTGCCCGCACCAGACTCTTCGCCTTCGTCGTTGACGAAAGTGCAAAGTACCTCGTAGTGCCCGGAAGGGAGCAACCCAGCGCCGCTAGTGAGCGCGGGCAACCCGGCGGGCACCTCCACTCCCCACTCACGTAGCGCGGCGTCGCGGATCTTCCCCCGCTGGTGGCCGTTCGAGTAGTAAACCTCGCCGTTCACCTCCATCCACGCCATTCGGGCAGCGGCTGTGAGATCAGCACGAAGCGAGGCTACGGTATCCGCCTCGACGCTATACGCGCGCAGCAACGCACCGTCGACGAAGAACACGCCCTCGTCGCCGGCGTACAGCGAGTGCCCATCCGCAGCAACCTCGACGCGGCTGTACCCGTCACGTCGACTTAGCCGACCGGCGTCATCGAGATAGCAATTGACCGCTTGCCGCAGCATGTCCGCGCCCAGCGCGGCGTCGGACAGGCGGTTGTTTACGCCCTTCGTAAACGGTCCGAAACTGGCGAGGTCACGATCCCCTCGTGAGAGATAGTCTTCAATCGCCACTCGCCCACCCGCCGAACCTGAACTGCGGCTCGCTTTGCTGGAACCGCATGCGGTCGCGCTTGGCCTCACGCACCACGGCATCAAACTCGGACAGCCAGTCTTTACCCTGGCGGCGGTCGCCGGAGTCGACCAACGGGTGGCTCAGACACATACCGGCGGCGTACAGCGCGAGGTCGAGATGGAACTCCTCGGGAACCTCGGGCTCTTTATCGCAGGTAGCCACCGAAATGTCATTCAGCGGCATGCGGACGACCGTCATCTGGAGCTTAAGGGCGGCGGCCGTGGCGTCGGGCTTGCGCCGCACGCGGATGCGTCGTGTGCCCATGTCGGTGGCGAACCGATCGGGGCGCCCCGAGTTCTCGGTCAGCACGGCGTTCACGTCCCAGAAGTCGGGATCGAACACCGTGCGGACGCCGATCGTCATGTTGTCGGCGTGGCCGACGCGGATCAACTCGACGTCGGAGTCGCTGAGCTTGGCCGTCTTGACGAACAAGACCTTCCTGTGGATCGGGTAGTCGTACTTGTCCTCGACCAGCGAGACCTGGCTGGCCTGCGGGTTCGTGTTGTCCTCCAGCACCCAGGCGCGGCGACAGAGGATCTTCTCGGCCGCCGATAAGTAGCGAGCGATCACCGCGTCGGAGAACAGGCTATCCTCGCCGCCGGCCAGTTTGTCTGTCCGGTCGCCGAGCATCTCCTTCGCGACGTGCGTGATCAGCTCGCTATTTTTCACGCCGCGATCTTCGTGTCAAGCCGGTCGCCGTTGGCGTCGACAACCTTGCCGAGGTTTTGGAACGGGAACCGGCGCATCGGTCGGACGACATGGCCATTCGGAAGGCCCGTGCGCTCGTCCTCGACGGCGATCGTCTTGTTGACCACAGCGTTCTCCAGTACGCCAATCACCTCGGGCGGCACTTCCACCACGGTGCCGCGCTTGATCAGGTACGCGCGGCCATTGACCTGCACCGGAACCGACTGGATCGAGTTGGCTTCGGTGCCCTCCTCGATAAGGATCGCGTAGCGTTCCTTGGTGGCCGAACCCGAAGCGGTGGCGACGCCAACCTCCATGGGATGCTCGTCCGCGACGGGCGCAGCGCGCATAGCCGCGTTGTCCGCTTCCAAGGCGCGGATGCGCGCCCGCAAGGCCTCGGAATCGTCACTGTCGCCAGCGAGCAAAGCTTCCGGCACGCCAGCACCTTCGTTCAGCTTCTGTGTGTTCATGTTCCCCTCCTATGGTTGGACTACTATTTCCCGCCGGGTTCGCCCCGACGATTTGCTTTTGTGGCTTCTTCGAACGCTTCCGCGTAGCTATCCTGCGGCAACTTGGCCAGCGCTTTGGACACAATGTCCATCACGTCCTTGTTGGTCTTGGCGACCATCTTCTCGGTACAGTCGCCGAGCCAAACGGCCGACGGTGAGTCGCAACCCTTGGCGGCCTTGCTATCCTTATCCCGCTTGGCTTCAAGCTCCTTGGCCTTCTCGTAGTCGGGCACCTCGACGGTGAACCCGTTTTCGAGCATCTCGATGCGGATGGTGAAATTACCGTTGATCATGGCGACCCCTATGGTAAAGCCGGTCCTACATTACGCAGGACCGGCTCGTGGTGCAGCGTCCTGCCCGCGGGCAGTTGCTCAGTCTTCGGCGATGAAGTAGAACTGGCCGCTGGAGGTCAGGATGGCCGCCGGGGCGTTGAAGCCCACGATGACCTCGTTGACCAGGTTCAGACGGCTCATGTCCGTGTCGGAGCCCAGAGTCGGCTCGTAGACGGTCCAGGTATCGACGGTGCCGGTGTTCAGCGCACCGACGGTGATGCCGTTCGAGGTCTCCAGCGTAGTGTCGCCGTTGGCGGCCTGTTTGATCGCCGAGTCGGCGGCCATACCCTCGTACCACTCGTACGAGATGCGGTTGGTGGCGTCGATCAGCTTGACGTGGCGGGGCACGAAGCCCAGCTTGACGACAGACTTCTTGACGGTGCCGGTGTCCTTGAACGAGCCGACCGCGCGGTTCTGGTGCGTCGGGCTGGTGCGCAGGGCGGAAGTGATAGCCATTTGCTTGTCTCCTTGTTTGGGTGTCAGTGGCCGGGGGTATTACCCCCGGCCTCCGGATTAGTTGGTGGCCGCGACTTCGGCACGCACCAGCCAGAGGTCATTCAGGATGACCGCGGTGTGCATCACCTTCCAGCCGGCAGTGCCGCGTTGAGCCAGCGGGTCGCCGGCGGCGGGCTTCGGATTCACGACCATGATGGACATGGAATCCTTGCCCTTCAGCGGAACCAGACCATAGGCATCCTTAGCCACGTACAGCACCGGATACACGTCGGCCTTGACGCCGGTGGTCGAGATCATCGCACCCTTGTCGCCGCCGCCGTCCGCGAAGGCGGTGAAGATGGTGGAGCGCAGGTAACGCACGTCTTCGACGGCGCCGATCTCGTTCGACCACGGAGTCGTGGACCCGTACTGCTTGGTCGGGATGAAGCCGCTGATATTGCGGATGTCGTTCTCGACGTCCGGGTGCACCAGACCGATGAACGAGGCCTCGACGGGCTCCGTACGGAACTGCGGAGTGCTGGCCACGACGCTGGTGATGTACATGGCGTTCTGGCGCTTCAGCGCACGGGTGCACTTGCGCTGCAGAGTCAGCGTGATCGGCGTGTTAACGTCGGTACGCACGCTACCGTTGGCGTAGAAGACGTTGGTGCCGGCCTTGATGATGTTCCAGCGGATGGTCTCCATCGTCTGCGCGGCTTGTTCGCCGAGCACGTCGCTGACCTGCTGCAGGAAGGGATCCTCGTGCGTGTCCTCGATGACATCCGAGAACGGCACGAAGTCGCCATACTGCTCCAGAGTCGCGGTGACGTCAGTCACGGTGACTTTGGTGCCGGCGGGGGTCACGCCCTCGACCCGCGGGGTCGTGGCCAGGGCCAAGGCGTTGTAGCGGCGAAACTTGGCGACCTTGGTGGACTTGGTCGGCATGACGTAGACTTGGCCGAACTTCTCCAGCACAAGGTACGGGACGCCGCGCGTCAGCATGCGGGCGACGGCGTGGGCAGCGGTACGCGGGGAAATGTCCCCATAAACCATGTTGGTAGCCATGTTGCTTTTCTCCTGTTACGTTGTTTGGGGTTGGGGGTTACGCCACCGTAGCGCTGAACGGCGTAGCTTCTGCGCCGCTCTGCTTCAGGGTGCCGTGCACGACCCACTGATTCGTGGCGATGTCGACCAATCGGATCGTATCCCCGATAAGCCCGCCCTGGCTGCCGCCGTTGAGCGTGATCGTGTCCGTATCGGCCGCAGTGACCCACACCCCGTTCACGGGGGTAGCAGTGTCATCGGCCGTCAGCACCATGCCGTCCATCACATCGGTCGCGTCGGCGACCTTGATGACGTAGCTACCGCCCGAGGCGGAAGTGCCGACAATGAACTCGTAGACCGCACCGGTGCCAGCGGCGGCGGGAAGCGTAACCACGATGCCATCGGCCTTGTTCAGCGCGATCAACTTCTTGTCATGGCTCGCTTCGGTGACAGTGAGGGTAGCCGCAGTGGCACTCACCAAGCGCGCCGAAGTGTCGGCCGCACGGTTGATCTCGGCCGCCGTCGCGGTGACGTCATTGAACGATCCGCCAGTGATTGCGTCGAGCAAATCGGTAAGCAGTTTCTTGACCGAAAAGTCGGCAATCGACTGGTTGATCTGGTTTTTGTCAAAGGCCATGCACTACTCCTTTATCTCGTGAGGCTGGCCGCCGCTTCGTCGAACGCGCTGTCGTAGTCTTCGGGGTCAGCCCCCGAGGGCTTCGGCGCAGTGCGTTGCGTATCCACTGGGGCCAGGGCGGCAGCCGAAGCTGCGGCCGGTTTTTTCGGTTCGTCCTGTTTGGACGCTGCGGGGGCAGCCGCCTGTGGTTTGACCCCGATCGCTTGCTTGTAACGGCTGACCAAGTCGATGACTTCTTCAGCAGTACCCTCATTGTAAGCCTTGAGCAACCCGGATTGCAAGTATGCCGGGTGCGTCTTGATCCAGCCATCAAGTTTCGGGTACACCGTGTCGTAGTCATCGTGCGCCTTCAACACCTCGCCGCGGAACGACGTCGCCTCGGACTTCAGGTGTGAATTGATCAGCGGCGTGAAGTCGGCGTAGATGTTCTGCACGACCTTAGCGATCGTACGCGCGGCCTTGGCCTCGACCGCGGCGACGGCGTTCTTCAGCTTGATGTTGAACGCCGGCGCGATCTCGTCCCAGTTCTTCTCGAACTCGGTGAGAGTCTTCTGCTCGTCCTCGGTGAATTGCGGGTCGGGAAACTGTTCGTCGATCGAAGGTTCAGCGGCCGGCGGAGGTGTGCCCTTGTCGTCAGCGGCCGGCGGAGGCGTGCCCTTGTCGTCAGCGGCCGGCGGAGGCGTGCCCTTGTCGTCAGCGGCCGGCGGAGGCGTGCCCTTGTCGTCAGCGGCCGGCGGAGGCGTGCCCTTGTCGTCAGCGGCCGGCGGGTCTTCACCAGTTCCCATCTCCGCCGCCTGCGCCGCCGCAGCAACCGCATCGTCGGGCGTCTCCACCACCTTCACTGCCTCGGCAAACGCCGCGGCGAAATCATCAGTCTCTGTAGTCATGCTCTCCCCCTTTATTCGCCGGATTCAAACTCGACCGGCTGTTTAGTCACCAGATCAATCACGGTCTGGTACGTGTTGTATGCCGCCTGAAATCGCGTCAGGTCCGCGCCCTGCGCCTGGCGCCACGCGGCAAGCGCAGCGTCACGGTTAAGCGCCGCCAGTCGCAGCAGCGCCTGCAGCCCCGGCTCGTGCTGAGCGTGATACACCACCTTCCTCAGCTCCCTCTCTTCCTGCTTGATCTGCTTCTTGTGCACGAGCTATCCCCTCCACGGTGGCGTTGAATGAGTCCACGCTGGCGCCCACCTGCGCCTTGGTAGCGAGGGATACATCCTTGAACGCTTCGGCGAGCGTCTTCTTGATCTCTGCGGCGAGCAACTCAGTATTCGCGGCCTTGTCCTGGTTGGCCTCCGCCGCCTGCGTCTCGCGAAGTTGTGCGACAACCTCCGGATCCTCCAGCAGGTCAAGCGGCAAATCACGCGCTTTCATCCGCTCTTCGAGCAACTTGCGCGTCTTCAGCTCTGCGCGCTCTTCGGGTGTCAGCGACACCGCAAAATTGTCAAGCGAGTAAGCGCGAACCTCTTTGGCGATCAGGCTGGTCGAGCCCCGGGCGATCACGGCGTAGTCACCCTTGATCTTCTCGTTCGAATTGAACTGCATGTTCCAGTGGTACAACGATGAAATGAAACTCGTTGTGAACCTGTCGAAGTTACGCACGGTGTCACGGATGGGCAACGCCGCGGCACCCATGAGCATTGACATGCCGCCGGTCGTGCGCAGCGCTTCACTGCCGCCTTGCGTCGGATCGCCCATCGCCGGCGGCGGCAGCGCCGTCTCGGTGTCGGCGAAGCCCAAGAACATCTGCACGATGGCCTGCAACTCGGGCAAGTGCGAGTCCATCTTGATCGACTTGACCGCCGGCACGTTTGCTTCGGGGCCAATGCCCTCGCGCAGCCATGTCCTGCGCGCGTAGATGTCGAGCGGCTGACCCGGCATGAGCAGGTCGACGTTGATCTCCATCATGTCGCCGCAGACCACGCTGGCGTTGTCCAGCAGCATCCGTGACGCCTCGCATATGGCCATCTGGCTGTCGCGCATCACCTGCGGCAAGCCTGTGCCGAGCAGGTTAATCTCGTCGTCCTCGTAGACGAACGTGTGCGCCGGCCGGATTTTCTCGTCGTAGGGATTGATCACGGCCTTGATGATAACCTCGTCGATGCCCCACACGTTGGCCTCAAGCTCCATCGCCAGGTCATCGTCGGACACCGCGACTCCACACGCGCGAAGTTCGTGCCCGGATACGAAACCCCACCAGCACCACGCCTCGAACTTGCGGCCAGTCAGGTCGGAGACATTTGACCTGTCAGACTTCTCGGAGCGCAGCGCCAGTTCCCAGTGCAGCTCCTTATAGTTGCCCGTTGTGTGCTCACGCAGGTAATCCTTGACCGCCTTGGCGTCGAAGTCAGGCCGCTTGGCAAGCTTGGCGACGCCCATGCGCGGCATGACGTGCCGCGTGAACCAGCCGTCCATCTGCTCGAAGGTCTTAGCGCTTAGGTCAGGGTACCAGTCCCACACCGACCCCACCTCATAGTAAGGCACCATCTTCTCGACAGTGGTGGCCTTGTACGCCATGGAGTACGGGTCGCGCGTCCATGTCCGGGCTTTCTGCTTTTTGACCATCGGGCCGAACAGGATGCCAAGCGAATACAGCACGGCGCTGAAAACAATCTTGCGCGCCAGATCGACATAATGGATCTCGTCAAGCTGGTCGGCCATCTCCTTGCCCATGCGCTCGCTGCGCTTCTTGGCGAACTCGAAGATGGCCTTCTCGATCTGCTCCTCGGTCAGTTCGGCGTCCGGGTCTTCCTGCACCTTTGCCAACTCGTCGAGCACGCTCTGCAGGTCGGCCTCACTCAGGTCAGGCAGCGGCGACGGTGCGATCCCCCAGTTCTTCTCGGTCTGCG